GGGTAAAGCTATCAAAGCAGCAGGATATAAGAGAAAGAAAAAGTAAAGCAACGAAAGCAACGTATAAAAAATGGGCAGACCTATAAAATTCACAGACGAGGAGTTAGAGCAAGCACTTATTCAAAGTTGCGGTATTCTTTCGATTGCTGCAAAAAAATTAAAAGTGTACCGCTCGGCTATTAGTCGAAGAGTCAACAAAAGCAAAAAACTACAGGAAGTGGTGAAACAAGCAAAGGCACAAACACTTGATCTAGCAGAATCAGAATTATTATTTCGACTCAAGGACAGAAAACATCCGAATACTCAGATGAACGCTATAATGTACTATCTGAATAATCAAGGTGAATCTAGAGGATACACGCCGAACAAAAAGCAAGATAGATCGGAGGACACAAGCACCGAAGATCTTAAGCGATTAAGTAATCTATTCAGAAAAGCATACGACGAGAAACCAAAAAATGAATCGGGCGACTGAAAATATATACAGTCAGAAAGTCATTTATCATCAAGCACAATTCGACTTGTTTAATAGTGACGCTCGATTTATCGTTATAGCAGCAGGACGTAGAAGCGGAAAGACTTTCACAGCAAAGCGAAAGTTAGTGATGCGAGCACTCGATACGCCAGGGCTCTATTTCTGTTCAGCTCCAACATTTCCACAAGCAAAGGCGATTTTCTGGGAAGATCTAAAAGCATACTTGCCGGACTTCTTGAGAAGCAAAGCACCGAACGAGTCGGAGTGTAAACTGTTTCTTAAAAACGGTAGTGAGATTAGAATAATAGGACTAGACCGACCGGCACGATTCGAGGGTATTCCATGGACTGGTGGAATAATAGACGAAACTGACGATCTAAAAGAGGAAGCATGGCAAGCGCATATCAGACCGGCACTTGATACAATCGGTCTTAACACTTGGGCGATACTTTGCGGAGTGCCAGAAGGTAAAGGTCTTTTGTTTGAGTTGAGCAAGAAGGCAGCGACAGATGACAACTGGGAATTCTACCATTGGAAAAGCTCGGAGATTCTGAGCAAGGAAGTAATAGACGCAGCAAGGAGCGACTTGTCACCGCTGCAATTCAGACGAGAGTATGAGGCAAGTTGGGAGACTGGCTCAAACATAGTCTATTCAGATTACGACTCGATCAAGAATGCAACACACAAGACTATTGATCTAGAATTGCCGATACAATGGGCGCATGATTTCAACTATACGCCACTAAGCTCCTGCATTATTCAAGAACACGAAGACGGCAACCATGTAGTTGATGAAATTATTTTGATTAGTGCAGTAGCTAAAAACGCAGCTCTGGAATTTGTAGACAGATACAAAAACCACAAAACAAAACGCTGTTACATTTTTGGCGACTACAGCGGAACAGCAGGAGAAAAACACAACCAAGGCAGCGACTATAAAATTATAGAGCAGATCCTGAGGTCTAACGGTTGGAACGTGACAAGACATTGCAAACCTAATCCGGCAATCAAGAGCCGGCAAAACTCACTAAGGGCGCAAATATGTAATAGCTTCGGGGCTCGGAATTTATACGTAAATGTAAAAAAATGCCGGTATGTTGATAATGGCTTAAGCAAAACTAATTTAATGAAAGGCTCGAGCTATCAAGAAGTCGAGGACGACTACCAACATATAACAACGGCACTTGGCTATTGGGCTTGGACACGCTACCCTATACATCAAGGAATAGCAGCGACTCAAAAAGGATTCTAAAATGAACGAGGAAATATTTGAAGTATTCGACAACTTTAGCCAACACTTCAAAGTTGCATCACACTTTGAGCTAATGAACGATTTTCCAAGCCTTACCGACTGGATAGAATTTAGAAACTCATACAACTATTACAGCAGCTATTTAACTAGCTCCGGTTTTTTAAGATACAAAGACTTTGTAAACGATGTCGCTATTTTCTTCCCACCTCACAAACACGAGCAGATAGAAGACTATATTAGGCGCATGAGCACAACAAGCCCTTATAATGTATACAAACATTCTATCAACGCATTGCTTGGAATCATCGGACGCAAAGATGCAACCATTACAAATTCAGAAGAAGCACGAACCGACTTTTTACACAAAATTGACAGCTCCTCAAGAGACTGGCAAAACTTTATACGTACCGAAGTTTTTCCGGCTGCCATGACTGGTTTAGGTGGCATCTTTGTTGACAATGTAAATGGTAGACCGGTTTGGTCTTGCTACGATGCAAGGCACATTTCCAGAAAACATCTATGTTCTGAGTATATCGCAGGAGAGGATTATCTAAAGCGAGTCGTTTTAGTTACAGCAAGCCAGACGGAACGCAAGGACAAGGAATATGAGTATGAAGAATGCAAAAAAGCATTGTGTCTAAAACTTATTGAGCGTTCAGAACTTGCAGAGTTCGAATCGGGTGAATATGTTTCGTTCAGTCGAGAGAAAGACCCCGACAATTTTGTAGCAGTGTTTCAGATCTACGAGAAACGAGAAAGCGAAGAGATGGAACTGACAAGTCAAGGTGTGTTTCGTAACGTATCCGGCGAGACATTGAACAGATTGCCATTCTTTCTTTTCAAAGGTGCGGATAATATGGAAGTGCCGTTTTTTAGTGCAGCTAAAAAAGCTTTGAAACTTGCAGATCAAGAGTCAGTATTTGAAAACGGTTTAGCAGTTGCGAATTATCCAATGTTAGTACATAAAAGCGACCGATCAAGCTTACCGATTGACTCGGAAGTTACAGAGAATAACCAGAATTTAAGACCTGGTCTTATTATCTCCCCTCGCTCAGTTTTCGAACTGCCACAAGATGACTCGCTTGACTTTCTAGAATACGAGGGCAAGCCTTTCAAATTAACCTTTGAGTATTTGAAACATCTTGCATATCAAGTAAGCAGCATGATAGCTAACAAACTAGCGGATCAATCAACAATGAAAACTAAAGCAGAGTATGAAGGGCAGCAGATGACTAATACAAGCGTAGTTCTCAGAATTGTAGACTCTTGTGAGAATGCGGTTCAGTCTGCTTGTGTTGCTTCTATTTTCTATCTCGGAGGGCAGGAGCAAGAGATTCCAAAAATAGATTTGAATCGGGATTTTGTCAGAGAGCAAGTACCGAGCGGATTTGTTGACTCTATTGTTAAGACTTGGGCGAGTGGTTTAATCTCTGGGGATCTTGCTATCAATATTTTGAGAGATAAGGAAATCATAGAGACTGACACAACATACCAAGAGCAGCTTGAGAAGATAGAACAAGAACAGGTATTCTCTGGAACAGAACCAAGCCCAGAAGAAAATGAATGAGCTTTTTCGATACGTACATAAGAGATCAAGCATTTCTACAACGGTTTGACTTTGCCAGTGCTGAGAATTACACAAATCAGCTCGAAGAGATTCGGGACTATTTAGAATCTAGTCTTGCAGCATCGGACACGATTCAGAGTCAAACAAGATACCGGAATCTAATCGCACAAGTCGATGAAGAGCTTAGACCGCTTTACGCAAGACTTAAGACAGATCTAGAATCTGATAATCGAATCGCTTCTCAATTCAGTTACGAAATAACTAACAAAGCTTTCGAGAATGCCGGCGTTGAAATCAAACAGACATTCGACGCAATCCCTTTTGATGCTCTTAAGATGCTGATAAGTATAACGGACAATATCACGCTTGAGGGCTACGAGCAGACAGATAGACAATTCAAGCCGAGTAAGGAAATCGACAAGCTAATGAGGCAGCACAGCAAAGAGTACAAAAAAGCTTTGAGGCTTTCTATTGCGGAAGGTTTAGGCATCGACGATACTGTTAAACTATTTAGAGAACTGACAGAAGATACAGACAATCTCAAAACTCATCAAGTAAACGCATTAACACGAACAACAATAGCGGAAGCGATGCAGCGCACAAAAGAATACACCAACGAGCAAAATTTTTCCGACATAATAGATGGTTATCAATGGGTGACGACACTAGACAACCGCACATCAAAGATCTGTGCGAGCAAAGCAGGACAAATTAAAAAGAAGCTCGAAGACTTTCCAATCAGACCACCGGCGCATATAAATTGTAGATCTCAGATTGTGCCTTTCGGTGAAT